CATAAGCTATCATGCTGTGAAAGGAGTTTTCCCTGAGAAATTATTTTCTTCGCGTTCACCGAATGAAACGCAAAAAGAAGCTGACTATATAAAAGCTAATTATAAGCAGTAATCTTATCAAATCCTCCATTTATTTCTTTGTTTACAAAAGCTGAAACACTTGCGGAGACTTCATGTGAAGAACTTTCGTCTGCTATTGTTACTCTTATCGTTCCTCCATGTATTTTCTGCTTTTCAACTGATATTAATTTCATTCCTGTAATGTTGCAAAGTCTAAGTAGTGGTATAACAGAAAAGTACGATAAATGCTCGAAGTAAATTGTATCAAACTCGCATTTATCCATGAAGTCAATCAAATATGGAAACTCCATAACCAAAACTCCATCCTTTTCTAACATCAACTTAGCTGCTAAAACAAAGTCCTTTACATTGTCGACGTGAGCAAAAACATTTGTAGCTGTTATTAAATTAGCCTTTCTTCTTATTCCTAATACCTTTTCAGCGCAATCTATTCCCCAATAATCGCAAAGTCCATCAACACCTTGTTCGTCACAATATTTAATTAAGTTCTTTGCTGGGTCAATGTTCTTAAACATTATTGCATCCTAGATATTATGGTGGAAACGAAAAACCCCCGTTCCTTAGGGTGATTGCACCTTAGGGTAAACGGGGGTTATGCGTCAATAGGAATCTTACAGCTTTTCGTAAGATTTCTTAATCCAGTTTGAGAACTGTACTAGTTCTTTCACTGTAGCTTTAGATTTCATCATGTTGGCTAGATTACTAATCACCCAAACATTGTCTGGTGTGTACCCAAGAGTGTTATCTATTCTATCCAAGGTAGGGCTTGAACTAGTAGATACCTTCTTACCAACCTCTAGTTTTATATCTAGTATGGGACAGTACATAGGAATATGGATATCCAACACAGATATACTAAAGGGGATACCGGACTTTTCAGCCCGATACCGTGCCCATCGCCATAGGTCATAGGCATGCCTAGCCCCGGTCATTAGGTAGTTCCGATATCAACAACTTCACAGACACTTCCGGTACAATTTAGGGATTGTGACCCAACGGTATTGTCTTCCTTTTCATACAGGCTCAGAATTGACCAATCAATCTTGGCTGGCATTTCTGATAGTGCCTGTAGATACTCGTCTTCAGAACAATCCTGATAAGGGGCTTGTGCGTATGTGTGGTCAGAGAATGGTAGGAAGCTTACACCAGAGATTTCATCGAAGTACTTAAACACCCATGCACCGACTTCAATCCATTCATGATCCTTAACTGAGATTGTGACAGAAGGTTTGTGCTCACACCAATGACGCTGATAAACAAGCCATAGTTCAAGCTGTTCAATAGCTGTACGTTGTGTGCGAGTTACGGCACTAGTCGGAGCCTTACGAGGGAAGCTAAATACTGTAGTTGCATCTGGCTTCATAACATCTGGCTCAGAAGGGATACCGCTATCCTTGAGGAACTGTGTTAGTGGGTCTTTGTTGTCCCCACGAACTGTACGAATGTAGTACGGGTTGTGACGATCATGGATACCACTAGCAGCGTCCACCAGTTGGGAAACCGTGCCTTCAGGTTTAACGCAGGTAACAGCCGTAGACTGAGGGATACCCATGGATAGGGCAAACTCCGCATTGGTATCCACAGCGATGGTACGCAGGTTTTCTAACATGGCTTCAATACCCTCTGTGCGACCATTGGTCAGAGAGTTGTCCATGATACCAGTCAACGACACACCCAACAGCCTCTCAGCCGCAGTGTTCTCACGCCAGATATCTCTTAGGTAAGGGAAGTCTGTAAGCGTCGATTGGAAAGTTCCGAGGATGCTTGCGATTCTAACCTTACGACTAAGTTCCGCAATTGTGTCAGTTGATCTAATGACAACTGACGTAAGATTACAGAATTGATACGGTCTGAGGATAATTTCGGAACATGGATTAGTACCGAAATCATACGTGCTATCTCGTCTTCCATTCTTAGCTGCCTGAAGCTGTGAGGATTGTCGATTGAAAATACCACGTTCACCACTCTTGGATTTAACCAGTGCAGTCCATTCTTCTAGGAATGTCTCAGCATCAGGCTTTGAGGTATAGGCTACAGAATTGTTTGCCAGAGCACGTTGTGGCGTTGCCTTCCACCATTCACCAGACTTGGCGTTAGCCATGGTGTTGTCCTCTAGATCAGATAGGCTGATCATAGCACTACGACGCACACCACCAACTACAACTACTTCACCAATCTTACACATGATATCATGAGCTTCAATTGGCTTAAGCTTGCGCCCACCAGCCTTACGGAAAGTGTTGACTACAAAGCTGAATAGCTCCACCAACGGCGCAGGGCCGCTTGCACGTCCTCCGAACGTCTTAAGTCTGGCACCAGCAGGACGAACCAGACCAACATCCCACTTAGGAATAACACCATCATAAAGATGGGTAATAAGTTCTCGTAGGGCAGTGGCCCATCCTTCTTTACTATCCTGTACCTCAATAACGGGTACATCAGTTTCTTCAAACTCTAGAGGGATTGCCGGTAGCTGACGAACGTACTGCTTTTCAGCACTAAAGCCAACACCAGTACCACACATCAGAATGTACATAGCTTCATCAAATGCCCATGGATGATCCACAGGCAAGTAGCTACAATTGTAACCGGCAGTGTTGTCTCTTGCTAAGGCAGGACCAGCGGACATCAAAGCCCGCATACTAGGCATTACTTCAAAATTAAGTATTGCACTCCGAAGTTCCGCCTTGGTGTCGTAGGGAACATCATAGCCAGTATTAACACGAACAGTATCGAAGATAAAATCAGTATACCTAGCAACGGTCTCTTCCCATTCTTCACGGCGTCCTAGAGCATCATCCCAACGGGCGTAGCGGCTCTTATAAATAAATTCTTCATAGTCAGATGGGAAGTAGCTATTTGTTAGGCGGGTAGTCATATTTCTCTTTTGCTGTTTCTAGGCTCATTGATCCTACGTATAAGTAGTCACTGTCATGGTGGTTGAAGCCATCTTCTTGGGCTTCATTATAGGTACTAAAGGGACCAGAACGGATACATTCATTTCCAGTCGATAAGGTTAGCATTAGGTACCAATAATCTTTCATGGTAACAGATCATCCATATATGGTTCAAAGTAGTTTTCACCTTTTAGGATTTTACCATCTGCTCTGTAATGAACCTTGCCATCCGCCCCAAGCTTAGACATGTTGGATTCATGTACCCGCTCAACAGCCCGGTTCAGGTCAATCCCCAAGGCAATAGCGGTACCGCTAAGAACATACTGGATATCGGCCAGTTCCTTCACAAAGTTAGAAGACAGCTTACCAGAGATAGCGAAATTGTCAACTTCTTCCTCAAGCTCTTTTACTTCTTCTCGAATGAGCTTAAGTCTCAGTTCAAGCAATTCGTAGGTAGGCGGCTGATTAATCGCAGCACCAAAAGTCTCGTGGAATTCCGTAACCCATTCTTCAGGCAGTAGCTTCATTATTTCTCTAATCCTTCAATGCGATGTTTCATGCTGTAAAAAACCCTGTGTGAGGGCCAAGGTCGTTCGTTGTCACCACTACCCCAACAATGGTCACAAACATCATCTGTCAGTGCCGATCCACCAATACCACCACGCCAAGTAGCAGTACTACCGTACACTTTAACCCCTAATCCTTGGCAGCTTAAGCATGGGGTTGCGAAATCACCAATACGATTTAATATGAGTGACTTGTATATAGCCTGTCTATCTACCATGGAACCTCGTTTGTGCATCTTTGTCTTTGTCGAACCTGTACCAAGCACAATTGTCTTTACCAGACATGTTGGTATCAGGTATCCATTTAAGCCTGCCTACGCTGACGATATCCGTACAAAGGTCCATGTAAGGGATACTTTGCTTGGTGTGCATCCAATCCGCGTCGAACAATAGCCATGTTGGCTTAAGGCTTGAGAAGTGGGTTATCATTTGATGAAGTACTGGACGTGACCACGGCGGATTGGTTATGATCACAGCACAGTCCATTAAGTCTTCTGCCGTAAGGTCTAAGGCATCCCGTTCAATGCCCCATTCTGCACTAATGTCTGAAGCCCAATTACAGGCATGTCCTAGTGCTAATAGTTGGTTGTAGAGGTCGCCTTGACCAAAACATGGTTCAGCATAAGGCAAACAAGGCGCTGCGTCTCCCCAATCTCCCATTTCTTCAGCTTCAAGCAATAAAAAAGGGGCAATAGCTGCCCCAATTCGTGGATCAATACTTCGATAGAAGTCTTTATCTATCCGTTCAAACTCGCTACGCTTTCCCAATAGAGCCTCTACGCATCAATGACGCCAGCCTCATATCATATTCTTCCACCCAAACTAACCCTACTGTGTCTACGATCCATGATGCAATCTTGTTCACCATTTCACGTTCAACATACGCCCTTAACATTTTAGGCTCCCTTGATAGGTAAAGTTCATGTTCAGATAATATGTGACTGAAGTACTGGTCTTTACCATTTAGGTTAAACCGGATTACTGCACGTTCTTCACCCACCACTTGTGATCCTATCCAGTTCTCTTTGTGCAAAGAACAAAATCTTACGTAGGTCATACGCCCGGTCGGTATTGGCCTTTTCCCCAAGCCTGAAACACGCCTTGAAGATGTTGCCGATAGCAAAGTTCATGTTCTTATGTTCAATAAGGTCAATCAGGTCTGTGGACCCTATAGGAATTTTGTAGTAGTCCGTTGACGAACCATCTGACTTCTCTTTGTAGGGAGTAAAGGGTACTGTGGGTAGCCATTGGATATTTGCGTCGTTTAACAGGCTCATAGTGCTGCGTGAAATCCTATCTTAGAACCGTTACCTTCTCCACCTTCTGGAGTAGGCTTCTTCTTTTGCTGCATACTCATGATACCAGTCTCTAGACCATCTAGATAGGCTTCCCCAAGCTGGGCTACATCTTCCTCACCATTGGAGTAGATATGCTTAATGCCACAGACAATAGCACGAATGCGATGCATCATTTCCTCAGTGGTATGCTTACCCTGAAATACATCAACGTTAAGTCGGATACCACCATTAGGCATTTCGATGAAGGCAATCGTTCCAAACGATCCCTTAAACTTCTTCTTATCTGTCAATTAAAAATGGCCTTGTTTAAGACGCTTTATCAAGTTAGCTCCCTTATCTTCCCATTGAGAGATAAGTTCTAAAAGAGCTTTGAATTCATGTTCTGTCATCTGGCCTTTAGCAGTGTTCATATGCGCAGAGGTTAGACAAAGATTAGCCAGAGAGTTATCTCCCCCTCTAGCTACAGGTGTGCGGTGATCAACATGCATGTTATGCAGCGTTATCTTAATGTCTGAGTAGTGACATGTAAGCGGTAGGGGCTGTTCTCGTAGCCATGCTTCGATGGCTTCACGAGTTGGGGTAGTTGCCTTGAACGGATCACCTACACCAAAGCGGCTCATGAGACTGGCTCGGATAAGCCTACTCCGGTATAGGTACGGATCATTAGCCTTTAGCTCGGCACGCTTGGCTTGTTCTGGTGTTATCGCTCTTTTGCGGCGACTTGGTCTACGGGCCATTAAGCGAGTTTAAGACCTGAGATTTCTTCAAACTCCTCTAAGGTTAGCACCCTCGAAAAGTCAGCGCATCCACCAGCGTTGTAGCTCACTGCTAGGACCGTTTCTCCACCCTTCCAGAACACATCAATAGAGGTACCATCGGGGAATGTCTGTTCATAGACAAGCTCAACCGTCTCACCAAGTTCTACAGACTTTTCTTGGATGTAGGATTGGGTAAACTCAGAGGTAAAGCAGGTTGGTTCAACCGAGTAGGCTAGGGTTGGTGTCAGGCAGGATAAGGCTAGAAACAGGCTCGTCAGTAATCTCTTCAATCTGTAACTCCGTTCGGTTATTGTTACGGTCAAAGGTCAGAGTGAACACATAATGTCCGTCTCTCTTACCCATAACCTTATAGATTTCCGTATTAAGGTCTTGAACAAAGGCAAACGCATTACCCATAACCTGAGTTACATCGAATTCCTTTTCAGGTTGTACGAAGAATGGTTTGGATTGGTCTTGCCAATTAACTTCAGGCATTAGGTTTCCTTTGTTTTAGGCTTTTCGGCATACCACTTCATCTGTGGAGTAGCGGCCTTAGAGGTTGGGTTAGCAGCGTACACAGCATCAGGCCAGCAACGCTTCTTATGTTCACAGAACACACAAGTCATTGGTAGGACAAGATTACCTGTAGGCTTCTTGTAGAAGGTTTCTTCTTCTGCCTGATAAAGCTTTACGAACTTACGACCCTCACGGATGGTAACTTCTGCCTTCTCAACACGATCTTTGATTTCCTGTAGCTGTTCCGGTGTGGGCTTAGCCTCAACCACCTTGATTTCACCACTTGATTTATCAAAGACTATCCAGCCGCCCATCCTGTCAGGATTGCCTTCGGCGTAGATGTACAGTTGCTCAACATACCCGAACGTATCAAAGTGAAATAGTCCATCCCAACCCTTCTCCCACTTATTTTGGAAGCCGTAGCCTGAAGAGGATTTAACGTCATAGACTTTATCATCTATCTCAATATCGTTCTCACCATTGATGATTGTGTCACCAATCCGAAAAGATACCTTTCCCTTTTGTCCGGTAATGTTTGCCCCAGATGCTTTGATGATCAGGTTTACCACGGCTTCCGTAGCATCACCAACCAACATTCTCAGGACATGATTGTATTCGTTAACACGTTGGGTATTACCAACTGCGTCTAGCTGTAGCTGACAGAGGGGCTTACCCATATTAGAAGCACGTAACTTGAATACACGTTCTTCAGGTAGCAGTTGTTTGTTTAGTGTCGCTTTAAACTCGTCACTAGCAGAATCAATCCACTCAGCTTTGATATCAATGCCCCCTCCATTGGAGAGAGCATCAAGTGTCATTCGTAGCTGAGTTTCAAGTTCATTGAACTCAAAACCATCATGCATCTTCTGGTAGCTTAACCCTTCCCGGTCTAAATACCGATCGGTTCAAGGCCATAAAGCCTTGCTGGAAATGGGTCATGGCGATAGAAAGCCAACGAGGGTCAAAGGCAGGTAAGCTCTTAAAGAACTCATTTTCCTCTGTAGCAATCATCATACTTTCTATTACACGCAGAAGGCGTTCTTCGTCCCTCTTGAACCCATTGACCAGTTCTACCCGTTCGTCAGTCTGTGCCTGATATCCGGCTACTGGCAATCCGTTATGGTCAACCATTAGAACGGGATATCATCATCGAAGTCAGACGAAAGCCCCTTACCGGGACGACCCTTAGAGACGGTCTTAAGAGCATCAATAGCAGCATCGTCACCTGTCTTAGCGTTGACAGCTTCGTAATACTTCTTATCAATAGCCTTGTTAGTCTCGTCAATCTTCTTCTTCAGTTCCCCAAGATCAGCCCATACAGGAGTGGTCAGAGGAATCTTCTTAGCAAAGTCAGGCTCGTAATGCATGACGTAGTAAGTAGTCTGTCCGTTCTTTTCCTTCTTTAGCGTAATAGTGCTAGCGAAGTCCCAAAGCATT